GAGGCGGGAAGTTTGGCGTTGCATGGGGCTGTGAAGCATGGTGGTGATGGGGCCCCGAACTTGTGGGTGTGAACGGGTCGACGCGGTTGCGTTTGATCGCTGCCGCGCCTGGTCGGGCGGCGTGGGTCCGCGCGGTCCCGGATCTGGTCGAGTTGGGGTTTGTGTTGGTTTTGTGTGTTGGGGTGGGGTTCGTGTTCTGGCCGGCCGCTCTGATGTTGTTCGGTGTGTTGGGGGTTGTGGCGTGTGAACGCCGGTCAGCGGCGGTTGCAGCGGGGTCTAGGCCGGTGGACGGCAGGTCGGAGAGGGTCGCGTGAGCCTGTTCGGCCTCTTCGAAACCCGCAGTCTTAACAACCCCGCGATCCCGTTGACTTCCGCCGCTTTGCTCGATGTCCTTGGGGGGACGCGGGTTGATTCGGGGATGTTGGTTTCGGAGAAGTCGTCGTTGTCGATGGCTGTGGTGTACCGATGTACGTCTTTGATTTCGTCGGTGGCGGCGGCGTTGCCGTTGCGGACCTATAGGTCGGGGACGAAGGACCTGGTCCCGTCGTATCTCCTTGACAACCCGCACCCGGACTACACAAGCTACGAACTGTGGCGCCTGTCGTATGTGCACCGCTGCCTGTGGGGCAACAGCTACCTACAGAAGAAGCGGGACTCGGTGGGCCGGGTGCAGTCGCTGTGGCCGATGTCCCCGGACAGGATGGCTGTCGGCAAAGTTGCGCCGTCGGACGCGAACCCTTCTGGGAAAGTGTTTCAGTATACCGACGAGAACGGTCACAGGACGGCGTTGACGTCGCGTGAGGTCCTGCACATTCCCGGTATGGGGTATGACGGGATTTGTGGGGTGTCCCCTGTCAGGATGGCAGCCCAGGCCATCGGGATAGGGCAGGCCGCGGAAGCGTATTCAGCGAAGTTGTTCGGGTCGGGTAATTTGTTGTCGGGGATTTTGCAGACGGAGCAGCGGATCAACCAGGTTGACGCGGAGCGGCTGCAGGCGCGGTGGCGGTCCATGGTCGGGGGCTTGTCGAGGGCGCATGATGTGGCTGTGTTGGATTCGGGGGCTAAGTTCCAGTCGTTGACGATGCCAGCGACTGACGCGGAAATGCTCAAATCGAGGGAGTTCCAGGTCACGGAGATAGCCCGGTTCTACGGTGTCCCCCCGTTTTTGACGCAGGAGCAGCACCGGGCCACCAGTTGGGGTACGGGTTTGGAGCAGCAGGCCATTGGTTGGGTGAAGTTCGACTTACACGCACAATGGTTAGCGCCGACCGAGCAACGGATCTCGAAAGAGTTGACATTAACTAATGTGGACGTCAAATACGATATTGACCGGTTGATGCGTGGTGATTCGGTGGCGCGGTCCCAATTCTACAACGTGATGCGCCAAACGGGGGCGTTCTCCGCGAACGATATCCGTGACATGGAGAACCTGCCACCCGTTGAGGGTGGCGATACCCGTTTGCAACCATTGAATATGGCGCCCCTAGGTACTCCACCCGCGCAGATGGGCACAACCGGGGGCGGGAACCAGGCTGGTGGACCAGCGGATAACGGGCCCGGAGACGGCGATGGAGGCAACTGATGGCGTATGCGGTGGTAATCCCGGCCGGTTCGGGGGACGTGCAAGTCGACACTGGTGATGTGAACCTCGTGGGCTATTCGGCGCGGGAGACTGCGGCGGCGGTGGCGACGGTGGTCATCCGGGACGGTACAACGAATTCGGATCCGCAGCGGGTATTCATCAACCTCACCGCGTCCGCGTCTGAGACTCGAATGGTGCCATCGGTTGGTTTCGCGACGGGTGTTCGGGTCAACCGCACCGCTGGATCAACTGAACTTGTCTTGTTCCTGGCGTGACAGATGGATGAACGCCGTGTCGCGGGTAAAGAGGTCACCCCGACAGATGTTGGTGACACGGACCGGTTGAAGTGGTATTGGGCGCATGGTGAAGGCGCCGCGAAAATAGCGTGGGGCCAACCAGGTGACTTCAACAGGTGCAGGACGAACCTAGGCAAGTATGTGCCACCGGGCCGTGAATTGGATGGCTTGTGTGCCAATTTGCATCATGATGCGTTGGGTGTGTGGCCGGGTCAAGAAGACGGCGGTAAGGGGAAACACAAGTGATGGCTCTTAGTGTGCCTACTGAGGAGCGGCGTGGTTTGTCGTCGTCAACCGCCAGGTTGGAGATCAGGTCGGAGCCCGCTGCGGACCCGTCGATGCCGGCGGTGGACCGGTTCCGTGGGTACGCCGCTGTGTTCGATACCCGTGCGGCGATCGGTAACCCCCTGACGTTCGGGTTTTTTGAGCAGGTCGCGCCTGGCGCGTTCTCGAAGACGCTGCGGGAGGGCGACGCCCGCATGTTGATCGACCACAACCCTTATTATGTGGTGTCGCGGTCGTCGGCGGACACGTTGAGGTTGTCGTCGGATTCGACTGGGCTCGCTGTCGATTCGCACCTCGATACGGGGTTGTCGTATGTGAAGGATCTCGCGGCGAATGTGCGGAACGGGAACATCACGGGTATGTCGTTCGGGTTCTCCGTGATCAAGGATGACTGGGCTAGTGAGCCGATGGACACTGTTGATGGTGACCCGGTTGATGCTGAGGTCCGGACGTTGCAGGAGGTCCGCCTGGTGGAGGTGTCCGCGGTGACGTTCCCGGCGTACACCCAGACTAGGGCTGAGTTGGCTTCTGTGGCGGCGGCGTTGCGGTCCCGTGGGGATGTGGACGCGATTGAGCGTCGCGCCCAGTACCGCCCTGAGCTGCTGGAACTGTGCGGGGTCACTGCGAGTACCCGCACGATCATTGATTTGAAGTCTGGCGAGCCGCGTGAGAGCACTCGCGATGACAGCAGTGGAACACCCGATGGTGACGACGATGTTGAGCCGGCCGCGTCCACTCAACTGTTGCGTCCGTCGATCGCTGACCTGAACCGGGCTGTTGCTGCCCGGTATCACCTCAGGTCCGCGTAACCCCCTATCCATTCACATCACCCCGCCCGTGGACCGGTGTGGGGTTGTTGGCATGCCAATTTGAGAGGACGCGAGCCAACATGAGCGAACGGCTCAAGAAGCTGGTTGAGGAGCAGAACAAGCTCTGGACCCGCATGCAAGACATCCAACGCGCAGCCGAGGAAGACAGCCGCGACTGGACCGTGGAGGAGCGGACGAACTGGGACGCCGCGAACGAACGCCTCGACGTCGTATCCGGTGACATCGACCGTCTGGAACGGTCAGCGAAGCTGGAAGCAGCGGACTACTTCCGGGACAACCCCGGTGGTGCCGCGGGGACTGAGGTGGAGATCCCGGAGAAGGTCGAGGAGCAGCGCGCCGCGAAGTACGAGCGGGCGTTCGGCACCTACCTGCGGCACGGCATGGAACGCCTCGACCACGAAGAGCGGCAGCTGCTGCTCAACAACCAGCAGGAAGTCCGCGCGCAGGGCGTCGCGACGACCTCCGTCGGTGGGTTCCTGGTCCCTCCCGGGTACCGCACGGTGCTGTCGGAGACGTTGAAGGCGTACGGCGGTCTCATCAACTACGCCAACGTCATCACTACCTCTACTGGTAACCCGTTGCAGTGGCCAACGAACGACGACACTGGCAACGTCGGTTCGATTCTCGCTGAAAACACTGCGATCACTGAACTCGCGGTTGCGTTCGGGTCCCGCACCCTTGGTGCGTACATGTACACCTCGCGGCTCGTTCTGGTGTCGTTGCAGTTGTTGCAGGACTCCGCTTTCGATCTGGATACGTGGTTGCCGAAGAAGCTGGGGCAGCGTCTTGGGCGCGCGGTCGCCGCGCACCTCATCGCTGGCACCGGCTCTGGGCAGCCCACGGGTATCAGCACCAACGTTGTTACCGGTAAGACCGGTGCCACCGGCCAGACCTTGACGGTCATCTACGACGACTTGGTTGACCTGGAACACTCCCTCGACCCGGCTTACCGCGGACCGAACTGCCGGTACCTGATGAACGACGCAACTCTCAAGGTAATCCGTAAGTTGAAGGACAATCAGGGTCGTCCCCTGTGGGTTCCCGTCCCGGCGCCGGGTTTCGCTGCGCAGATCAACGGGTGGCCGTACGTCATCGATCAGGGCATGCCGGTTCCGGCGGCGAACGCGAAATCTATTCTGTTCGGGGACTTCAACCTCGGGTTCATCGTACGTCAGGTGTTGGATGTTCAGATGGTGCGGTTGACTGAGCGGTTCGCGGACCAACTTCAAGTGGGTTTCTTCGGGTTCCAGCGTCTCGACGCCGCCCCTGATGATCCGGCAGCGGTCAAGGCTTACGTCAATAGCGCGACCTGATACCTGGAGGAGGTAGATCGTGTCGTATGTCCGCAGTGACGGGACGTTCGTTTACACCGAGGGTTTCAGTCCCGCCGCGATCCCGTCCGCAGCGCGTACCACTTCCGGTAACGGGGTCGCGTATGAGACGGGTGATCGAGTTGAGGTTCGTGGTCTAGTGCTGGATGTTACTGCTGCGTCCGGTACGACGCCGTCGCTGACGGTGAACGTTCAGACAAGTGACGACAACACTAACTGGCGCACGTTGCAGTCGTTCACTGCGGTGACCGCGTCCCCCGCGAATCAGCATCTATCGGTTGGCGGTCTGGATCGGTATTTGCGGTTTTCGTGGACTATCTCTGGGACCACGCCATCGTTCACGTTCAGCGTCGGTGTCCTCGGCGGGGAACTAGTCTAGGAGGGTTTGTGAAATGGCTGACGTTAAGGAAGATAAGACCACCGGTAGGAAGACCGTTGAGGATGTTCAGAGGGATGGTTCGCAGCCAGCGGTAGCGGCGCAGGGGCCGGATACTACGAAGGCGTCCCCGGACGCGGCGCGGGCGGCGATGATGGCGTCATCCCAGCCGACTGGTGATGTGGTGGGCATGGTCACCCGCGACCGCGATGGCAACCCCGCGCAGTCGAAGAACTTCGTTGTGCACGTCCCTGAGGGCGCGACAGACGCTGAACGGGACGCTCACTGGAACCGCGCTGGTGAGGCACAGGGCGCGGAGAACCTCAAACACGGTGGTGGTGAGCGAACTCTCCGAGCCGATGGAACCTGGGGCGACCCGTTCGGTTTCACCGATGAGGAACTCGCCGAGCGGGAGAAGACGGAGCGACGCGAGTTGCACCGCCACAATTTCCGCGAGGAGCTGAAAGACTGAGATGGCGAATAAAGCATTCGTTCGCGAATACTCAGGCCCAGGTGCTACTAACGCCGTTGACGTCCATTTTGTTGTGGTCAACCCAAGTAACGCCTGGGTATACTCGTCGACAACTGACGTCCAGATCAACATTGACTATGCCGACAATGCGTGCAGTATCTGGGATAAGGTA